GGCGGCTTGAATATCGGCACTCGGAAAGTTGTGATCCTCAAGTTTTGTTTCCTGGAGGCAAACGACATCTGGCTGTTGCGCGGCAAGCCATTCGAGCAACTGGGGAAGACGGACCTTAAGTGAGTTTACGTTCCACGCCGCGATTTTCATGTGTTTATTAACCTATTGAATGTATTTGCATTTGTGTGTCGCGGTTTCTTGTGGCTACACACGTAGCTACATGCAATAGGGCCGCTGGGGGTTATTGTGCCAGCCATTCCCAGAAACGAAAAATCCCGGCGTCACCGTATCAGCGGCTGGATTTATTCCGCTCAATCATCGCATGAATGCTGACGGTTGTGATACCGCTTGAGCGCTTTCCGATTTTCACCAACTCAAGCTGCCCCTCCTTCACCAGTCGATAGATCGTTGAGCGAGAGACGCCTAGCTTTGCCTCAGCCACATTAATTCGGTACAGCAATGCTTTGCTCATTGCTGGCACCAGTCGATCAGCACACGCCCCCGGCTTCTTCATTTCCACGAATGTCAGGTCTCGCTTGACCATCAGGCCACCTCGATTGCTTGAACGAGGATACCGTTCGTCCGCTTCAGCAGCAGCCAAATGGCGACATCCTCTTCGCTCCGTTCCTCGGGCGGAGTTTCCTCCAAGAGGGACAGGCACCCCAGCACCATCGCCCGCGCGTCCATCAATTCGCCGCTCAAATCGTCCTTGTTCATGGCTTTGTTCCTTTCGTCAGTTGGTTTTCTTCCATCGCTTCGACGTACTGCAATAACGCGGCGCGCTCTGCCTTCCGTGCCTTCGCATAGGCCGCCTGTGCGGCGCTGAGATTCCGGCGGGCATCGGATAGCGCCCGCTCGGTTTCGTCTCTGGCCTGTCTCAGGATGGCAATTTCAAAGTCATTTCGCATGACAAACATTCAGCTTTAATCGCATAGCTCTTTTGTGACGCTCTCTGCCCTGTAAAACTTTTTCTTTCAGCTTCGAGACCGAGATTTTGACGAACTCATCCACCCACGGGTGAGGTTCATCATCAACCTGCAATAGCATGTCGACAACCTCCCGTTGTGCCGGGCTGGCTTCCCTGTATCGCTTGATGAACCACTCACGCATGCCGCAATCCACTGGCCGAAGCGGCGTACTTTGTTGCTTTTCAGCGGCACCCATGTCACACCGCCTTTTGCGATGCGATGAAAGCCTTCGTGCGCCGTGTTGCAGCTTCATCCTCGCTTGTACATCCGACGCCATGCGCTTCACTGGCGATGCATCCGGCAAGGTGTTCCGACTTCATCCAGATGCCTGAAAAAATCCGGGCAATGGTGCTCATGTCAGGGTGATTGGTCGGCGATTCCATTGCAGCCAGGGCGAGCTTGGCAATTGCGATGATTTCCGCCAGCCCTTCTTGCGCCAGGGCATCCATGTCATGAATAGTGCCGTACAGGTCGAGTAAATCGGTGGGTCTGGCGATCATGATTGAACCTCCTTGAGGGGTGCCATAGAGGCACTTTGGGCGGCCCGCCAGATCATTTCAGCAACCAGCGCCATGCCGTCGCGGTGCTCAGATGCGCAGTCTTTGTACAGAGCTTCGGCCAAGAAGCCGGAGACCTCGGCAATGCGCTCCAGGGTCTGCTCTGGCTTATCGCCCAACACAGGGTTGAAGTAGCCGGCCCCCATTTCTGCGAATTGCTCCAGGGTGGCTGCTGGCATTGCTGCCAACAAGGGGATCAAGCGAGGTTCGATCTTGGGCGTTGCAGTTGCCATGATTGGCTCCTTTCGTGGTTGGTGTGGCCCCATAATACACAACAAATATACTTGTGCAAGTAATTTAGTTGATTGATGAATTGTTGTGCTTGTGTAAGATGGCGGAATCACTACCAACAGCGAATAGACATGGCGAAGAGCAAAACACAGCAGGCAATCGACTTGATGAAAGAAAATCCCGGTATGACCGCCTACGCAGCAGCGGCGCAGGTTGGCGTTTCAGAGCAGGCTATCTACGGCGCGATGAGGCGGACAAAGGATCGTCAGAAGTGCCCATGCTGCGGCCAGGTGGTCAGGGATGGATTCCAGATCAATCATGACGTGCTGAAGTATCTGCCGTAGCCCACAATTGAACCAAGCTGGTGACGCGCGAAGCGGGAAGGATACGTTCCCCCGCCATTGGTAGTCGTCATATTCGAGGGCTGCGATTCGTCGCTGCCCTCGTCTCGTTGACGTTCAGCCCGGAGATATTGGGCGGAGTGCGGCAGGTGCGTTGGATGCGATTTCAGGCGCATTCCAACCTACGCATTACGACCCTACGCCGGGTTGTGTCGCAATGGGCGCTGCCTCGTTGGCTGCCGGTGCAATCCGCCATTGCTGACGGGGCTACGCTTGGGACTCTTCTTGAGAGGCTGCCCAAGGGTGCGGCTGGCAAGGCAAGTATAGCGCCGTGGCAGCGAATAGGGCTTCCGGTGAATGCAGCGAGATATACGACTCGGCAGCACCTACGCATCCAGGGCCTACACGAGCACAGCCAAAGGTGGGGGCGGAAGCTTTGAAAAAGCCCACCAGGGCTATTCGAGAGTGGGGCAAGACGGGCTTGCTGATTCACCTGCTCGACCGTTTGGCGGGCTGATTCGATCATAGCACCAGTCCGGCGTCAGTCGGTCTCCACGCCGATACCCAGACGCTCCCGGCGGCCGATGAGCGCTTTCGCCTTTTCGGTAGAGCGTTTCAGTGAATCCTCCAGCAGAGCCTGTAACTTCTCCTTCGGCGGGAACGGATCAATGCTCACGTCGGCTTTGACCTCTACCCTGTCTCGCCACAGATGGGGTTGCCGGTTTTTCAACCAGAATATGCCGGATACTGGATCAGGCGGGTAGTGCTTCACGATGTCGGTGACGGTAATCATCCCCTTGAAGTTGCTGATATGAACATCGGGATGACTGAACCCGATGGCACGCTGAAACAGGGCGGACGCAACTTGGCAATCAGCAACATCCTTGCCTTTTTTTATGGACTCTCGAAATTCCGGGTGTGCCAGCTTCCAACGGTTGATAGTCGCCTCACCCACCTGGAACAGTTCCGCTAGTTTTTTGTCATCCGCCCCCAGCAGACAGAAGGCGTGCGCTTGCTCGGCATAAATGGCTTTGTATGCGGTCGGGCGCCCGCGTTTCGGCGCTGCCTTGGCCTTGCGGGATGGCTTACTGGTCGGTTTCTTGGCGGGCATGCTCGTAGCTCGGCAAACGTGCAATCGCATCGGCGAAAAGCCCCTCGGCGAATGCGCGTGCAACTGGTTCGGCTTGGTCGGTGAAGGCCAGGCCGCCGGACTCATGCAGGGCGGCAATGGTCAGGATGATGTTCAGGCCGGGGTCTCCGGTCTTGGTGTAGATCGCGCTCACGTTGCTCTCCGTTGGGTATGGGGCGCAGAAGTCGGCGCTGGCGGGACGGCGCTCATGATTGCACCTCCGTGTGCGTTTGGCTGGCGCTGTAACTCATTGCTATCTATTTGTTGCTTTGTCCCAGTCGTTACGATCCAGGGCAGTGAGTGTGCAAAGGGTCATGGGAATCGCCAGTTCGACGAATTTCCCACTTTTTTCAATGGGAGAATTCAGTGGCATCCCGATGGACTCGATCACCAGCGGGGACAGAATGCGGCCTTTGTAGCGCATGCCAATCTTGCACGGCGCGTGTGATGGAAACAAAATGTCTGCTGCGGCATCATCCAGAGGCTTGCCCGATGCGATCTGCTTGATCCCTTCCAGCAGGGCCATTACTGGGCCTGTCGGTGCAAGATACTGAGGCAACGCCCAACGCATCAGTTGATTTACGGGTGACTCGACTTCACTCAAGGCGTCGCGCCATGCACGGAACAGTGCAACAACCTGAATTTTGGCGGGCGGCATGCCGGAAAAAACCTGTATCGAATTCAGCTTGGTAATGCCCGTTCTCCCCTCGAACTTTCCAAGCGTCTTGCTCGCATTGCCACCGTCGCTAACGTAGGGCTGCAATGCCCCTGATTGCATCATTGCCGAAAGCGTTGGTACGCCTTTATCCGCTCCGGCGTTCTCGAATGGGCTTTGCCAACTCAAAGTCATTTCAAGGCTGCTCTCGGTTAGCGGCGCTTTGACGACCGTTCCGTTCGGCACTGGCTGCCAGTCACTCCCGGCGCGCGCAACCTCGTAGAAACTGGCAATCAGGTGCGGTGACAGGCCGTCCCACAGCGATGACAGTACGCCAAGTTGTGGTGAGGCGGACGGTCTCAACGCATCGGGCGAAACACCCAGCGCGCCGGCAAGCCCCTCGTTGCTGACATTGCCTCCGACGGCTTTCATGCCGCGCTCCGTTCAGTGGCGTGCTCAAGCAGCGTCTTGGCAGCCGTCACACGGTCAGAAGGCGGCGCGGTGTGATCGCCGGCCACGGCGCTCAGTGCCGCAATCGCTTCCTGAGCATGCCGTGCACAGGCTGCACGAATGCCGGTTACGCCAGGTGGGCGGCCAGGGCGGGTGTTGGGTATCGGTTGCATGTCAGTCTCCGTTCATGATTTGAGCGTGCTCGGCAGGCGCTCGATATTGCCGACACCAAGGAAAGTATCGATGGCAGAGACTTCCTGCTCCATTTTGGTGATTGCTGCCAGCATCTGGGTGGCATCGAATTCGGGAGCGTGCAGACGCGCTTGCTGTGCGCCAATGCCAGTTTTCACCAGCTTCTGGTAATTGCTCTCTGCTGACGCGGTGCGTTCCGTAATCATTCGCCGACGCTCTACGATTTGGCTCAGGATGGCGCGACGCTGCTCGATCAGCTTGCTACTGATGTCGACAAACCGCTGGAAATCCTCAACCAGGCTACCGACAGCTTTGACGGCGGGCTTGCCCGGATAGCGCAGCTTCGACAATTCATGAAGCTGCTGCATGGTCAGATTGCAGGCGGCCTCGATAACCGCACCGCGCGCGCGATATAGCGCAACCTCAAGACTTGGGGTCGCTTTGATATCGGATGAGACAGCAAAAACCGCCTGCCCGGCTTTCGGGACAATGATCTGGTCAGTAACGTGGCTGACTTTGCCCAGGCGCTCCGGCGGAATATCAGAAATGGCGACGATGTTGCGCCAGTGGATGAAACCAACGTGTTTTTGCTGCATGCCTACTCCTTAGGAAAGTGGTGGCCGGGTATCCTCAACGGGACTCGAATCCGTTTGGGGTTATTTCCGAAGCGCACAGTGTTGTATTCGCCCCTAACCCGGCCATTGATCGTTACGCAGCCTGGAGATAGGCCGGAAGCTCGGTCTTCGGTATGGGAATCGATACCTTGAGAACATCGGGGATCGTGAAGCCGGCAGGAAGATGGCGCTCATCCCCGGTGGAGATGAATTGCTGAAGCGCCTCGCTCTCGATCCGTAAGGCGGCTTGCTCGGCAATCAGGGCACCGATGGATTCGGTATTGCCCAGTCGTGCCAGATCGTCGCCAGTCACGCCTGCCGCTTCCAGGGATGCGCGCTTCTTGGCGTTATTGGTGCCGTGGTTGCGGATAGCTTCATCAAGCAAAGGCAGTCGGGCCGCGATTTCGATAGTACGGCGCCCCGCAGCCCCCATAGCCGGAGCAATCCGGGCCTTCTCGGCAGTCGCCACGCTGGTGCAGTCCTCGCCGTGGGCAGACAGTTCCCGAAGGCCGGCGGCAATCTCCAATCCCAGTTTAGAGGCGGCTTGGAAGTCATCCTCGCCGGGGAAAAACTGGCGGGCCACTGCGATAACCGAAAATGGCTGCAATCCTTGAATCGCGCGCAGCAAGTCGGTCTTGATGCCGATGGCGGTGCGGATCGCCTCGGGGTTGTGTTGGAATGCCCGAAGATCGTCCGGGCTGGGTGTGGGTAGCTGGGTGTTGAACATGATTAGTCGCTCCTGTGTCGTTTCGGTCATTGTCTGCCCGATAAAGCCGGGTTTCTTGCTCGGTTTTCCGGTTATTGCTGTGCGTTTTTGCTGTGGCACTCCGGGTTGTCGGGAATGCCGTTGTGCCAGGTGACAGCGTTGCAGCAAGTCATTTCGCCGCCAACCTCCTGCCAGCTTTCGCAGCCGGCGCATGCTTGCCCTTGAAAATGGGTGGTAGTCGCTATCAGCGCCTTCAGATTGGCATGCAAAAAGCTGGCTACCCGTTCGTTGGTGACAACAAGGCCGGACTGCGCAACCTGATCGGCAGCGAGTTGAATGAATCGCTCAGGGCTGGCGTTGTCGGCGAGTTCGCGGGCTGCCTCAGTGCAGGCTTTGGCATAGCCGAATACGATGCCATCCTGCTCGGGTGGGGTTTGGTTCTGGGGGTTCATGGTGCGACTCCTTGTGGTTGGTGATTGCTGCGGTCAACGCCGATTTCGATACGAAAACGCTGAATTACGGCGCTGGCGTCTCGGGCATGGCGGGTGAGGTTTTCTGCGGCTGCGGCAAGGCGAGCGCCGCCGCGCATGTCATCGAATCCGGGGTTGATTTCGGCAAAGCGCCGGATGGCTTCGGCGGTTCGCTCTGATTCATCAGCGATAGCAGGGAGAAGGCTGCTCACGGCGGCAACGCGGCGGTGCAGCTTTTCGAGTTCGGCCAGGTCGCGCATTCTGGCCGCCTGCCAAGTGTCGAGTAGCCAGCCTTGAACGGGGCGCTGTAATCCGGTCTCCCAGTCGTCGGAACAGCCGAAAAGGAAATCGACCGAAACGTCATAAAGCTTCGCGGCGCGCACGATCAGCCATAGCGGAACGGAGTTGGTGTCTGTTGCCCCCTCCACCTTGGATAGTTTCGATGGGTTCGAGTACCCAAGGCGCCTTGCGGCCGCACTCTGTGACATGTTGCACAGTTCGCGGGCCTCTGCCAGCCGGGCGCCGATGGTCTGTACAAGGCAGGCTTGATCGCGCTTTGGGTCGGAGTCGAAAACCGGCAGCGCCGGTGCTTCGTCGTCGCTCTCGAAATCTACGTCGGACAGCCAGTTGTAGTTTTCGGCGCTCTGTGACGTTTCTTCATCTTCGGGAATGCTGTGGGTTGCATCCATCGTGATTTTTGCCTCCGGTGCGGTTTCTGGCGGTCTACTGTGGATTCTCAAGGTGCGAATTGCTGCGTAAATCGCGGTTTGCCGGAACGGGAAAAGGTCAGC